ACCCAATCCAAATCGAGGACAGTTGGGAAATCTACAGGGGAGTGGATTTCGGTTTTGACAACCCGACAGCCTGTGTCTGGATAGCCGTATCTCCTGAAGGTAAATGGTACATAATAGACGAATACTACGAAAAGAAAGAATCCAGTGACTACCATATCGGCATGATCCTCTCAAAGTCCCAAAACTACCCTCATGCCGAAGCAACCTACGCCGATCCTTCGGCACCGCAAAATATTGTTGATTGGGGCAAAAAAGGACTCTATATGACGGGGGCCAGAAAAGATATGGGAACCAACAAAGGCGAATGGGTAGGCCACGGAACCGATCTTGTACAGGAAAAACTAAAAATCAATCCAATTGACAAAAAACCGACACTTTTCGTCTTTAAAGGTTGTACCCAAACTATCAGGGAATTTGAATCCTACAGGTGGAAGGAAGAAAAGAACCAGGAACTTAACAAACCTGGTGTTCCCCTCAAGGCAAATGATCATCTGATGGATTCGATTAGGTATGTAGTTGTTTCCTACCGTAAATCTAGCCATGAGGCATTCCCAGACGACAGTGATTTGTTCCAAGGAGGCTATTATTGATGCAACTTAGGATCAGAGATACGAATAAGCCTTTGCATTTGGATGTCGAACATGATATACAAAAAGTAGGCAACGGACAGTTTACTTTTACTGTAAGATTAAATAATGGTGTTGTAACCGATTATAATGTCATCGAACACATTGACACAAAACAATTCCTTATCCTTAAAAGTCTTATTATCGAAGAACTTACCCTTTCACACGTTGATGGAAACATTACTGCAACAGACACAGTATGGGACATTAACTTTCACAATGCAGATATTTAATGGTGAAGTAATGTTACCAAGTTTGAATATTGTTAAAAATAAAAGGAAAAAGTATTGACATTAACCTATAAAAGGTATATTTTTAAGTAGCTAATACCTAAAAAAAGAATAGGCGAGGCACCGCAGAATCGGTGTCTTTTTTCATGGAAATAACCCAACAAATAAAAACCCGCCAACAGGCGGCATTTGACTCCCTCAAGCAGAAACGCATACTTTGGGATCGTTCCGAGCAGTTATTCCACAACCAACTGAATGATGAAATCTCCTCAGAGCGGAAATCGCAGGTATTTGACCCCAAACTATCAACTTTAACCATTGAGCGAAGCTACAGGGTAATGGCCCAACTTGCCACAGGCAAAGTACGGGGGGTATCCAAGAACGATATTGGGGGGGCAAAACTAAAAAACCTGATCTTAGATAAATACGTAGTCCCCAATGCTAATTCCCAATTTGATTTTCTTACAAAGTTAAGAATGGCCGATATGTACTCCAATATTTATGGCAACTTTTTCGCACTAATCGATTGGGTAGTTAAGCCAAACGGCTATATCGGCCCCGATATGTGGCTTCTTAATATCAGGGACGTATTCCCGCAGGTAGGTGCGGTATCTGTTGAGGATTCGGATTACATAATAATTAGAACTTGGCGGCCTCTTTCCTTTTTTGAAAACTTACCCAAGGAAGGCTATAAAAACCAAGATAAAATACTCGCAAAACTCAAAGGACTTTCAGGTTCAAAGCATGTAAGGGATAGCGAAAATGTCTCAAAACGTGAAGAAAACCAGTATTCCGATTCCGCTCCCGCAAAAGGTAAAGGCTATTTTGAAGTCTTAACTCAGTATGAAGGTGACAGGTGGGTGGATTATTGTGCGGAAGCCGATATGGAATTCCGTGACCAGAAAAACCCCCATGAGGATAATGACCTTCCCGTTAAATGCAAATACTCAATTCCCCTCTTAGATGATTTTATGGGACTATCAGACTTTGAACGGGGCGGTTCAATGCAAATGGTCATAAATAGTGTTTGGAATCTTTACCTTGATGCGGTAAAAATGTCTATCTTCCCGCCAGTTATGATAAACAAGGACAATGTAGCCGCTGAATCTTCATTTAAATGGGGGCCAGCCGAAAAATGGCTCGGCAGAAACCAAGTTGACAATATCGCAAGGACAATCCAGCTTTCACCAAAAGGGATTGAAACCTTTAACAATACTTATCAGGTAGCTAATGCCGCCATTCTTAACTTATTCGGTACAACCGATACGGCAACAACCGCCGAAACTTCCCCTGAATTTGGTAAAACACCAAAAGCGCTTTCCTTACAGCAAAACCGTGAAAATACCCGTGATAATGCTGACAGATTTTACATGGAACAGTTTGTCAAAAGCGTAATGAAGAAATTTGTCAATCTTATTTCCAAAAAACAAAAAAGTGCCATTACCGTTCGTATTTTTGAGGATGAAATAAACGAACTTAAGCGTTCTTACCCCGAAATTGACGAAATCTACAACAAAAAAACAGGCAAAATATCAATTAAGCCTACCGAATCGGTGCTTTACGATTACGAGATTGTTTCAGGGTCAACTTTTGCTACAGACCAGAAAACCCAGCAGGATAATATCACACAGTTAATCACTCTTTATATCCAAGCCCAGACACCGCAGGGCAATATGTTTGAAGATGCTCTGCAAAACCAAGGATTTGATTTCAATTTTGGGGAATTGATGAAACGCTTGATTTCAAACTCCGGCATACAGGACTGGGATAAGATTTTGATTGAAAAGACACCCGAAGAAAATGCCAAAACCATACTGGACAGCCACGCCCAGCAGTTTGCACAGGCTATGCAGGGAGGTATGCAGGGACAAAACATGAACGCCATTCCTCCTCAGCCTAACGGGGAAATGCCGATGCAGGGACAAAATATACAAGGAGGAATGGGTGCCTAAAGTAAATGAGGCCTTAAAACCTCAGTTTAATGTAAACATCGCAAGCGATGAAAAAGTTAAGGAAACAGGAGCAACCGATGAAGAACGCCATCTTTATCATATATCACAAACGGCAGGATGGAGAATACTTGAGGAATTTATACAGGAACAAATTGATGGACTTGATGCCATAAATGAAAAAGCGATGGAAGCAGGACAAAATTTTGAGGAAATAGGCAAAAATACTATAGTTGCCAATTTAGCAAAAGGAGTTATTAAAAGAATTTTAAACAAAGTAAAGGATGCTCGTGAACAAGTCGAACGGCCAGACGGAACCATTAAATGAAATTTATGAAAAACCAGATTTTATCTTTAGACCGAACGAACACCACGAATGGCGGCAGGAAGGACCATACTGCATTTGCAAAAGTTGTGAACTTATCCATGCTGTTTTTATCGGTATGGATAAGTTGATGGTAGGCCTTGACGATCAGGGCCGCCCGCTCTTTAAAAATCGAACTTAATCGTATTCTCACATTACGATACAGGTGTGTGGAAGGAGGTGAGTCTAAATGGACGAGCCTAAAGGCGTAAAAGAAAGCGGAGATGAAACCGCTAACGAGGAATCGCCAACTCAAGAACAAACAACTGAGGAAGTTGAACAACCTGAAGTTAAAGCGACGGCTGAAACTGAAGGGGAAGCAACCGAAACAGTGGAAAGCAAGAAAAAAGGCTACGAAGCCAGAGTGCGGGAACTTAATGCCAGAGCCAAGGATGCCGAGGCAAAAGCCCAATCTTTAGCCGAGAAACTTGCGGAACTTACAAGTGGAAGTACCACAGGGGAATTACAAATGCCCCAATATAATCCGCAAGAGCCGTTGATTGCCGCTGGTGAGGAAATTGATGTCAACGAACTGAATAAAAGACAATCGGAACGTGAGGCAAAGATTCTTCAGCAGATGAGAGCCGAAGCCGAATTGGGCAGAAAGCAATCCGAGGCAATCGGACGGATTAACAATGAGGCTTTGGATTCGGTCAGAAAGTATCCTGAACTTGATCCTGACTCCGATAGCTACAATTCCGAACTTTCCGAAACTGTTACTGAGGCGGTAGAGGCTTATGTAAAAGCCAATCCGTATTCTGCATCGGTTTTAAAGTTTGTGGATAAACTGATGAAACCCTATAAGGGGGCGGTAACAAAAGAAGTTGGCGAGGCTTCCGAGAATTTAGCAAAGCAAGTATCGCAATCCGCTCTAAAGCCGACTTCTATCCGCAAGGTAGAGAAAACGGCACATGAGAAAACTATCGAGGAACTGGAACAGGAATTAGGAATAGTAACAACTTAGTGCGTCTGATACGAACTTTGCACTTGAGCAGTTATTGCTCGGAAAGGAAGGGATATAAATGGCAGCAGTTGGAACAAAAATTGACTCAATCGTCAATGAGGGTTCAACAACTTCACTGGCACAGGAGGTTTCGACCTATTACGAAAAGGTCTTTCTGGCACGTGCTGAAATGGAATTAATCCTTAAAGAAGGAGGCCAGATTCGCACGCATCCAGTAGGTGAGGGTAGAAGCGTAAACTTTACACGTTATAACCCATTAACCATTATTACCGATCCTGTAGGTGAAGCATCAAATCCTGTTATTTGTGCGATCAATGCTTCGACAGTATCTATGACACTTTCGGAGTATGGTTTAACAACGGTTCATTCCAAACTTTTAACCGTAGTTTCTATTGATTCGGGTATGAAGGAAAAGATTGAACTTGTCGGGCAAAATATGGGTGAAACTCTTAACCGATTAGTCAGAGCGGAATTGACAAATGGTACATCTTTCTATGGTAATAGTCATACGGTTTCAACATTTACTGCAGGTGACGTTTTGGACGCTTGTAATATCCGTATTATGACAAGGACACTTGAGCTTAACAAAGCTATGAAGTATCCAGACGGATTTTATATTGGCAAAATAGAACCTTATAGCAAATATAGGCTATTAGGCGATAGCACTTGGGTAAATGCGAAAACCTATTCCGATGTAAAAGACCTTTACAAAGGGGAAATGGGTGAACTGTATGGGGTCAGATGGCTTTTAAATAAGGATTTGGCTAGTGGAATTGAGGCAACATCTACGGCTTCTTCGGGAGTTACTAGATTTTACACTTATGTTCACGGCTCAAATTCTTTTGGAGTCTATGATTTGGAAAGAGATACGCCAAAACTATATATTCTGCCAAACGCAGTTGATTCTTCTTCACCAGCAGGACGAGTAACTTTCGTTTCGTGGGCAGGATCATACGCTGTAAAGATACTTAATAGTGATTGGATACTTACGGCTAGATTTGCGGCAACATAATAGTTTGAGGTAATTGTAGGAAGGGCGGTGCGTACAGACCGCCGCCTGACTACTTTTTAATATGCAACTCGATCAAAGCAGAAAATTTGACTTAGAGGAATTATATAAAATATACAAAAAAGAACCTTCAACCCATTGGAGGCAAAAAGTGGAAAAAACAATGTCCGACATTATCCATCAAAGCAAAGGTTCACGGGAACTAAGAGATAAATTAATTAAAGCAGTCAGGGTAGGAGATCATAGAGCTTTTAAATATTATGAAAACCAGTTATTACTTTTAAAACAAGAAAATGAACACGGACAACAATTTTAGCACCACCTTCAGAACACGGCAGGAACCTCCAAAAGAGGAAACTACTCCTATTGCTAAAGAAACCACAAACCAAGCAATAGTTGATAGCGTTGAAATTCCCTATCTTGATTATCAAACTCAGCATGGGCATCCATTGGTGGTTGATTTATTTAATTTAGGTGATAATTGGGATGTATTTGCACAGGAAGTAGGGTTAATTGATGTTTATTTTAAAGGGAAAATACATGAAGGAATTTATGCCAATAATGTAGATGCCATAAAAGATGAAATCAAAAAGATGGAAAAGCTATTGGATATCAGAAAAGAAACCCGTTCTGTTGTGAAACTTGGCGTGTTATCTTCCCATATTAAATTTCTTATAGATACCGATAATCTTAGACACAATATACAGAAATTCGGACAACGTTAATATGGCACAACCGACTAAACCTACACATTCAACTAAATATTCCAATCAAAACATTGCCAATTTAGGCTTTGATACGGATTTTAATGTCCCGACTACTGAACTTTTAAGTTATGACCCGATAGGTGATGTCTTAAAGCGTGTAACTACAAACGCCATGGGTGAATATATTACTAATGATGTGGCTGAACCCAGTGCAACTTTAACATATGTAGGTAAAGAAGATGCCGATGGCGATTGGTATATTCAAAGTATAGATACAACAAGTGGAACTTCAATAAGATTTGCAACAGAGACTAATAATCCTACTTACACGACTTATGCGACTGCTTGGGCTGATAGGGCAACTTTAACTTATGGAACTTATGGGAGTGCTTTTTAATGTTGCAGCCAACTTGGGATACATTTTTAGATAATTTACGAGAGAAAGATACTTTTGAAGGAGGAGCAACAGGTAATTTGGATATGAATTTATATCAGATACTTGAATTTAGAGTAGAAAATGTTGGAGCGTTACCAACTGCGGGGAATAAAGGCAGATTGGTTTATCTTACAACCAACGATAACGTATACTTAGACACAGGATGAAGGAGGTGAAAAATGGCTTTAGTTAATTGTGAGAAATGTGAAGAAGAACACGAGGTTACAAAATCATTCAATTGTCATAAGTGCAGGACTTGGAACCAATATCCAAAAGTCAAAGAATTAGAAGATAAACCTAAAAAGAAAGGCAAAAAAGGATGGTTAAGTTAAATTTAACAAAAACCGCCGTTTTACAGCTTGAAAAACTGGCGGAGGATAAACCCATTGAAAAATACCTTGAGGAAAAGGTTTTAATGATGCTTGTCAATGAAATTACGGCAGGTGATGTTGAAAGTACCCAGAAAGCCATTAAACAGGCTCAGAATGATTTAAACAAGAAAAGAGAAGAAGTGATGGATGAATTATTGGAAAATCCTAAAAAGAAAGGAGGGGAATAAATAAATGGCAGGTTTTAAGAAAATACTTTTAGAGGGTGATGCTCAATCAACTACGCTTTTAAACGTAGGTGCGGATTCTTTATTGACTATTGCAACGGGAGCAGTTACTGCAACCCAAACTTATCACTCGATTGCGGGTGAAGGCGGGGCGGCAGACCAACTTGATTCCATAGCGTCAGGTGCGGATGGTGATTTATTGATTTTAAGGCCATCTTCCGACACGGTTAATATAACGGTTGCCCATAATCAAGCAGCGGCATCAGGTAATAATATCCTTTTAAATGGAAATACAAACTATTTAATGGATGATATTGATGACACGATTACGCTTATTTATGATGTGGGACTTGATACAAGTGGTGCATGGATTGAATTATCAAGGGGAGTAGGAGATGTTGCGACTTTATCGGCAAGTGCTCCGGCGGATGTCGGAACGGCAGCTTCGGCAGGGTCGGGAACGGCGGCATCAAAAGACGACCATGTTCACGATACGGCAACGGGATTTATCGACAATGCCAATAAGTTTGCATCTGGAGTTGTGGATGCGGCGGCAATTGCGTCAAATGCGGTACAGGCATCGGAAATAGATGAAACTGCGACTGATATCGCATTTAGCCAGATAATATTGACGGCAAAAACGTCAGGTACGGGGACAACGGCTGGA